TGAAGTCATTTAAGCTTACTCTGGAGATACTCTTTGCAAGTGTGAAGCTCTCCAGTGTTGGAATCCGATAACCTCCACCCTCGGTCAGTCTCCTTCCACTTTAATCCCCTCATTCCACAGTATTTGCAGGTTGGCCGAGTATGTCTCTTATTGGCCCAAAAATCATCTGGGAAAGCATCCATGTGCTGATGGATGTAGAATTCGGCCATCTCCCCCATGATTAAATGCTCTTATCGTGGCGAATGGTGTGGAATCGTGGATGTCTTAAGCTGCCGTCCGGGGTGATTTGATGATAATGGACCTCAATCACTTTCCTGACAAGAAGCGTGGGATCTTTCCAGTATAGCCTTCTTTCATCATCAGACCACCCTGACCCCACGTTAACCTTACGACCCTTGAACTTGACAACAGCTGCTCCCAGCATTCCATAGTACTTTCCTTCACCCTGAATCAGGGATTCTACCACCAGATCGACCGAACCCTGCTCTTTGAGCTTCATCCAGTCCTTATGCTTCTTGAACCGGTAGAGACCATTGGCATTCTTTACGATCCCTCCTTCGTAGCCACAGTCCAGGAACTGCTGATAGAACCGCATGGCGTCTGCTTCGGTAGCCACGGGATGAGACGGGGTTAGGACCAGGTTCCCAGAGGTTTGGACTAGACACTCAAGTGAGCGACGCCTCTGGATATAGGATTTCACGGGATTCTTCCACTCGTCCAGATCCAGGAAATCGAAGATATGATAGTTGGTATCTTCGTTCTGAACATCCTTCTTGCGAATGGCCGAACTGGATTGATTGAAGTTCCCCTGGATGAGTTCGCCATCGAAGATGCAGTCCCCCACGTCTTTGGCTATCCGTAACAGCTGGGGCTTCAGGTGTTCACAGGAGGTGATGGGGTTGCCATTGCGGGAGAAGATAGTGACGGTTTGGTTCTCAATCATCGTAAGACCACGAAGACCGTCCATCTTAGGCTCAATGTAGTAATGGCCCCTGGGGGATAAGCCCTCCCAATCCTTGGCTCTCATCACATTGAACTGCCTTAGCAGCCCAGGATACATCTGTAAGACCAGCTTCTCCCCAACCCCACAACGTAGGTCCTTTCGGATAATCCGGAGGAAAAGTTCCCGGTCAGAGGGGTCCACAGCGGCCCCCAGAGCCCTCTTGGCGGCCCCGCCTGTAGTGTCCCTATTAGCCAGCTGGTTTAGAACCGTATACGGGTCCTCCCCGGAGGGATCTACTCCGGTATCAAAGTCGGTGATACCAAAGGTGATGAACGGATCCAGGGCCAGCTTCAATACGGTCTTCAGTTCTTCCTGATATGGGTAGGCTTTTATCAGCTTCATCTTCTCAGTGGGTGATCCCAACTGGGCTACTTGGTTGAATAATTTCAGCATATATGTCTCCAGGACTTAAGTGTTTTGATATGACTAACCTGTGATCGTGAAATACCATAGTCAAGGGCAATAGCTTTTTGGCTACGGTTATCTTCTCTTATCCTTCGAACTTCCTCATCGGATAATCGGCTCATTCCATGGGTAGAGCCACGGGCTTGACGGGACTTAGTTACCATGTCATCCATATTCTCTTGATGTGTTCCTGAGAATAGATGTGACGGGTTACAGCATCGCTTATTATCACATCTATGGCAAATGATTATATCCGGTAACAATATTCCGTGGGATAGGTAATAAGCTACTCTATGCGATAACCTTGATATGCCATAATTATCACCCGTTCTAAATATACCATACCCCGATGGGGAGATTTTAGCTGTCCACTCCCAACACTCATCCAATCCAAGTATTTCCACTTTAGACCAGAATAAGTATGAGAGCCTCTTAAGCATGTTATCCTTTCCACGGTTTTCCGGCCCCCCATGGGCCGACTTCCAGGTCCGCTACGATTGGGACAGGTAATTTTACCCCAAAATTATCCAACCAGGTGGGTTTCTCCATACACTGTTTTACTAAAGGTAGCATTTCCTGTAGATGCTCGGTTTTGATCCACATTAGGATAGCATCATGTACTTCTCCTTTGATGCGTATCTTTTCACCGTGTGTGGGAACCTGGAGTTGATAGTAGATGTCCAGCATTCCCATAACCTTAAGGTCTCCGATGAACCCCTGGACTGGGCTGTTGATGGCCTGTCTTTCACACTCGGCCTTCATCATCTTATCGGGAGACCAGATACCGGGAAGCCTACGTTTCCGCCCTGAGAGGGATCGAACAAATCCATCAATCCGTACTAGCTCTCGTTGCCGTTCGTGCCATGGCTGTAGCTGAGCATAGGTGGCGAAGAAGCCGTTCCGGATGTCCTGGGATTGATGAACTGGTACTTCCCAGTCGTATCGGAGCTTGGCATATTCACAGAACTTCATGGCCCCCATGCCGTAGAGATATCCGAAGTTAATACCCTTGGACTGCTTCCGTTTCTCCTTCCATCGCTTATCCAGTTCAACACAAGTGTCCGGACCTAGACGCTCCAGAAGGTCCAATACCTCCATGATGTTTTCTGGCGGAGTCAGGGTGTACTTGGCTGCCGTTTCCCTGGCCATGCGAAGATCTTCATCACTTCCGCCCAGGCGAAGAACTCCAATGGTGGTGCGCCAGTGAACGTCAATGTTCTCAGCATAGCAACGAATTAGCTCAGGATCACCAGACACGATGGCTGCCACACGAAGCTCAGCCTGAGAAAGGTCACCCTGTACGAAGGTCCATCCTGGAGGGGCCTCAATCAGGTTCCGAATGGTTCCATCACGAGGTACCTGGTGTAAACGTGAAGAGTATCGGCCGGTAACGGTTCCATGCAGTTTGGTGCCCAAGTAAAGGTACGGGCCGACCATGTATTCCTTCCAACCCTCGATATAGGTGGAAAGGAACTTTTGATGACTACGATACTCGATAAGAATATCCACGATGGGATGGTTCAGCTCGGCTAGAGCCGCTTCCCCCGTACTAGGGGCATTCTTGTCGGTAAATACCTTAGGAATGAGTCCCAGGTCACCGTATAGCGCTTTGGCCACCTGAGCTGGTGAATTCCAATTGATGGCTCGGCCTAGCGTTCGATTAAGCTTAGCCTCGGTCAGCTCCAGCTTAACTTTCAGCTCTTCCTCTGTCTTATGGAATTTCTCCAGGTTGACAAAGTGACCCTCCCGCTCAATGACCTCATACATCCGTGAGGCCGGCATGGTCAGAGACTGGAAGATATTCCGAGTCTCCTTATCAGACATCATCCCACGAAGATATAGGTTCCTTAGTTCCCAGGTGTAGTAAGTATCCCAAGCACAATAGGTGAATAGCTTCCGGGATTCGACATTACCCTTCTTCTCACTGGTGGTCAAGTCATAGTCTGGGGCATCCAGGTGGAACCTGGCGTTCTCCTTCAGGCCATGGGGAGTATTCTCGTCCAGGTTATAGTGGGCCAACATAGTGTCGAATTCATTGAAGAACTCCACCCGCATTTTGGACCACAGCCAAAGAGAGTCAAACTTCCAGTTCTGGTTGATTACTGGGATCTTCAGGGAGGACATCCAGACTAACAGCTTTTGCTGAGCCTCCTCTGGTAGGGTGGGGGCTTTCCGTACCGGGAGCACCCAGGCCGTCTGGGCTTTCGGAAGGTACATGCCCACACAGTTGATATAGGAGTCTTTGTTATACCAATCCAGCCCTGAGGTTTCCAAGTCGCAGGTGAATCGCTCTTCCAGGGAGAACTGGTTCTGGAACTCCTCCAGGTTGGACCGGTCAATGATTCGTATCCGTAACTCGGTTATCAGGTTGGATTTGCCCTTGACCATATCCCGAAACCGCTTCATGGTTCTATCAAATTCTGGCTGCTTTCCAGGATCCCTCAACACGTAAGCGGGAGAGAAAGATGGCATCATCTTTATCCCGTCCCGCTCAATTATCTTTCCTACCACTCCGGTGATCTTGGCTTCCTTGCATACTGCCTTGACTGCCGTCGCCCCGACTGCCAGGATGTACTTGGGCTTTATTCTGGCTATTTCCTCCTGAAGGTAGCCAGAGCAGGCCCTTAACTCTGAGGGCTCCGGTTTCCTACCCTC